GACTGTTTCGTTGACTTCGATCGAGTAGCCGATAATGATCAGGACTATATTGTTCATCTTCGCGAGACCGTGGAACGAGAGACCAAGATCAATAAGAAGCCGGTGTGGGGTACAACCGAACTTCATACACCGATCCAGGCTGGTGCTCGTAACTACTGCCGTGAGAAGTACAACGATCCACAGAGACCGTTCCATACGATCGACGTAATCGAATGGGTTGCCAACTTTAGAGACAATGGTGTCTACAAAGGCATGATCGAGTCCGATCATCTTCGTGATACATTCAAGGTTCTTACCAAGCAGCGCGGTATCGGTGAATACTACGGTTTTCACTGTTCGACATCGACCTCGGTACTTCCATTCATGAAGTACCATCACGATCAGCGATTCGTGGCTCCTGGTCCTGGCGCTAGATTTACTATCAAGAAGATGTGGCCAGATGCTCCATCTAATCTGTATGATGAAGCCATTTACTTCTTAAGAGAAAATGCGGATGAGATTGGACTTACCGATGGAGTCCACTTCCATGAGAAGGCATGGAACATCGATGGGATCTTTGAGCATCCACAAGACAGCCTAAAGTATTACGGTACAGAAGTACTTTGCTGCCAGTTCGGAATCTACCTACAGATTAGAGATGATAAGAAAGCGTGCGAGAGACGTAAGGTTTCTCGTATCGACGATAAGCCTGCCGGTAATACGTTGACAAATTTCTTCGACTAAGATATTGTAAATTATAGCCTTTTAGTGGTTCACAACTGACCACTTATGGAATAAAATGGCACTTAGTGTGCCATATTTGGAACTTTATGGCACTTAAGGATTTAGTATGACAGCAGTGGTAGCATGTCCTTTCATTCCGATCTCATTCAATATGTACTCTCACCGAGCGGCTCAGGGCGTGATCTATGCTGATCTGCTCAAGCACATGGGTGTAACCGATCTGGACGTGTATATGTCCAAGCCTTCGGTTCAGGGTGAGGGTGCCAACGAGGCAAATAAGACCGAGGACTTCAATCGGTACGAAGCCATGTACATGTATCACGGGAATGACTGGAAAGAAGACAACAAAGACGTCAACCTATTCGGTGGCGTAAAGGATTTCCCGCATGGATACAATACTCGCAATATTAGTCGTTTCCGTGGCAAGCTATATTCTCTTGTCATACCGATGCCACAATACGCATTGTTTCTTAAGAAAAAGATCGATGGACAAATCGCACGACACGGAACAGAAAAAGTACTGAAGGAATTCCTAGAAATCGACTGGGATAACTTCGATCGTATGTGTCAGAACGCAGAGGTCATCGATCCTTGGGTGTATGACTGGGAAGGTCACGTGGCTGGAGACAGTCACGCTATTTGCATGTACCGTCCTGGTTACAATGTCAACTCGGTACCTTTCAAGACTCTGCATGGCGCGTTGAAGATGGGGCTTGAGTCATTCATTCGTCCTAATCCTAAGGTTCGCCACGTAGAATTCTACTTTGGTAATATCGACATCCGCCACCATGTGATGCGCCAGCCAGACTGGAAGGAAGCGATCCATGTCCTCGTGGATGAATATATAAAACAGGTAGCTGCTCTTCCGTACGAACGCAAGACCATCTACGAACTCCTACCTATCGAGAACGAACGCCGTACTATTCCTCAGTCCGGCTGGTTCCAAGGAACTCCATTCTTCGGTTCATGGGCAGAGCGCAATGAGGCTCGCAAGTATTTTAATCAGTACGCTGAAGCCGGCTGTCTCATCCATGATATAGAATTCCGTCGCTGGATCACACCAGAATTCTATAACGAGGCCGGTGAAATGGACTTCAAAGTTATGGAACGTCCGAAGTCGGTCCATCTTTCTCGAGCGTCATATCCATATTGGCAGGGCTGGGAGTACAACGGCATCAAAAAAGAACCAACAGTGGAAGACTTTTTCTCATGAAACACGCAACAATCATCCCACTTATTGGAGGCGAAGTACTAGCCTCTGATGAGGTCTGGAACACGACTCCAGAATATATCCTAACGTACTCTCCATTCGAGGCCAATGAGTCTCATCTGCGTAACTACTACAAGACTGTAAAAGGAGTTGATGTTCCATACATTCAGCTCGATAAGGGTGGTGTCGCTCCGTATTCGGTCGACGTCATCTCTTCCGTGTGCCCATGCGCAGGACTCAGTCAGTATCACAGTAAGGCCGGTGAGGATAACCAGAACAACCAGTGGATGGAAAAGACCGCTCGTTACGTTCTTGGCGAGGTAAAGCCTAAGGTCTTCTGGGGTGAGAATGCTCCGGCTCTGGTCGGTAAGATTGGCGAGTTCATGTTGAAGAAGCTTCGCCAGATCGGACTTGAGAACGGCTATGGTATGAGTCTGTTCCTGACCAAGAACATTCTTCATGGTGTTCCTCAGTTCCGTAAGCGTACATTCTATTTCTTCTGGCGCAAGGATGTCTTCGGTGATAAGACTCCAGTATTCCAGACGTACGCGCGCGAGCACGAGCGTATCGAGGATATTATCGCCAATGTAAAGAGCAACTTCCAACAGGAACCGATCAACAAGAAGATTCCATCCAAGGATGATCCATACTATCGATACCTCCTAGAAGTCGTGCACGGCGGGATCTCTCATCGCGAGTACTTTGATCTTCTTAAGACAAAGAACGTTCGTGGTAATGACGTTGAATCTTTAGTTGAGGAGTCAGGACATGACTACAAGAAAGTCGGAGAATGGATGGCAGCCAACGGTTACGAGAAGGAAGTTCCTAAGTGCGACCGGAAGTATGATAAGTTGGCAGCGGGCGGTAATATTATGCGGCGTGGCACTATTGTTCCCAAAGACTATATTGGTGCTTTTGTTGGCCATTATCCTACTGTTCTGACTCATCCGTACGAAGATCGCTATATTACATACCGTGAAGCCATGACAATCATGGGTCTACCTTCCGATTACGAACTTCTCAACCCAGAGAAGTCTGTCAACCATATCTGTCAAAATGTTCCGTTCCAGACCGCCAAGGACATGGCAACGGAAATCAAGGCCGTCTTTGATGGCCAAAGAACTATGATCGATACCGACTTCCTGTACCAGAATAACTACGATGGATCGTACGAGAACTGGAACAAGAAGGTTAACACATTGGAGAACTTTTTAGCATGAAGACTGTTAACTCACCCGAAATAGCGTATAAATATAACGAGGGTAAGACTCTCGAAGAGCTCCAGGCATACATCGATGCCACCTACGGCGAGCACTACTCCAAGAACAAATATCAGGCAACTGAATTCATCATCGACTCTGGCCATGGGACTGGCTTCTGTGTCGGCAACATCCTAAAATACGCTCAACGCTATGGCCGTAAAGGTACGCGTGAAGAATGGCGTAAGGATATGCTTAAGGTAATTCATTATGCCATTATCCAGCTACATATCCACGACAGTGAGAATAAGGAATAATTATGAACGCACCTAATATTCAAATTAAGGTACCAATGAATGAGCTTAGAAAAAGAAAGCTCTTTGTGGCGGTACCAATGTATGGTGGCATGTGCGCCGGCATGTTTACTAGATCTATTGCAGACCTTTCAGCATTATGCACGGCAAACGGCATCGAAGTAAAGTACTACTTCCTCTTTAACGAGTCGCTAATTACAAGAGCAAGAAACTACTGCGCCGACGAGTTTCTCCGTTCAGATTCCACTCACTTGATGTTCATCGACTCAGACATCGGCTTCAATCCACACGATGTCATCGCGCTTCTCGCCCTCTCTGATCACGAAGATCCAAACAATCCATATGATATTATTGCCGGGCCATATCCGAAGAAGTGTATCTCATGGGAAAAGATCAAGGCAGCCGTCGACAAGGGCGTTGCCGATGAAAACCCAGAGAACCTAAGCCGTTTCGTTGGTGACTACGTATTCAATCCAGTCGCTGGCCAGGGCGCAATCCCTATCCATCAGCCGGTTGAAGTTCTCGAGGCTGGTACCGGATTCATGTTGATTCGCCGAAGAACGTTTGAAAAGTTCCAGGAAGCGTATCCTCAGCAGTTGTACACACCAGATCATGTTCGCACCGAGCATTTCGACGGTAGCCGTCAGATCATGGCGTTCTTCGATACTCCTATCTGCCCAGACAGCAATCGCTACCTGTCCGAAGACTATATGTTCTGTCAGTGGACTCGTAAGATTGGTATGAAGGTATGGTTCTGCCCATGGATGCAGTTGAACCATGTTGGTTCCTATGTCTTCGGTGGATCGCTGGCCGACCTGGCAAGCATTGGAGTCTCTGCCACGGCCGATACTGGTGCTCTTGGTAAGAGTGGTCCTAAGCCAGTCGCTGCAGCCAAGGACAAGTCACAGCTTTCGAAGTTCAAGAAGAGAAAGTAATATATTATGAGCATCATTCATAACTCGCCAAACTGTGGCGATATCGAACTATTGATGGAACCAGCAGAGCCTGGCTATATCTTTGGTCTTCTTCCAGAAGACGGAACACTAGTCGAGTGGGGATGTGGTGGATCCACAATCTACTTCCTAGACAATCTTAATGAAAACCAGTTTCTCATTTCGATCGAGCACAACAAGCAGTGGTATGACGCAATCAGCGAAAAGATCAAGGATCATCCAAACATTGATCGCCACGTATTTCTCTATATCCCACCAGAAATTCCTAATAACTACTATGCACGTCCTGAAGAAGAGATGGGCTGTGGACTAACAGATTACATTTGTCCGGACATGGACATCATCGAAGCCGGTGACGTATTCTTGGTGGATGGAATCGGACGTGGTCCTACAGCCGCTTTTCTTTCAAGAAGAGTAAAAGATTCGGCTCACGTAATTATTCATGACTATGCCGGCCGTGAACTATGGTATGATTGGGCAGCAAACTGCTACGATCATAAAGTAGTTCCAGAGGAGATGGTATTAGTTCATATGTCTAATTCGCCGATCGAATAAGCATTGACATTTTCTACGATAA